ATATATATATATATATATATATAATGAAAGTTGATTATAAAAAAAAATATTTAAAATATAAAAAAAAATATTTAAAATATAAAAAAAACATTCTTAATTCAAGAATATCTGGAGGTGGTGATGGTGAGTGGCACAAAGTCGACTTCGATGACATCGAAGAGGGTATCGAATATAATCACAATCAGGGGATATTTCGCAGAGGGAATTATGACAAAAATGACTATCAATATGGAGTGTGGAATGACGACACATCTGAAATAGTCTGGGATCTAGATTACTATGATGAGGGGTGGGGGAATGAGGAAGAAGAAGAGGGTGGAGATGGAGAGTATAATGAGGACGAGTATAATGAGGACGAGTATAATGAGGACGAGTATGGGAGAGAAGGGGATGGAGAGGAGTGGGGAGAAGGGGATGGAAAGGAGTGGGGAGAAGGGGATGGAGAGGAGTGGGGGGAAGAGGGTGTAGATGAAGAGTATAATGAGGACGAGTATAATGAGGGAGAAGGAGATGGAGAGGAGTGGGGAGAAGGGGATGGAGAGGGTGGAGATGGAGAGGATGAAGAAGACTACGAGGCAGGGAACTGGGAGTTGGGATATGACGGCTCCCCCTCATCATCGTCCTCCCCCTCCCCCGAAGTTTACCACTATGATGAGGAAATTTGGCCTCCATCTGATTTGGATGGGGTGGGCGCAGAGACAGTTCAATTTCCAGAAGATGAATTTAAATCAACTTTGGTAATTCCACGTCTTGGAAAAAATATACATCCTCATATCAAAACAATGGGTTTGGAATATGAAACAAAACTTTTAGTAGTAGGGGCAGATCCCTCTAATTATTTTGAAAAAATATCATATACTCTTAGAAATAACAATAAAACTGATAAAAATAAATATTCATTAGAAGGATATCACTCCAGAAATCTAGATATTGATGATGCTGTATTTGAACCTAATACTAAATATGCTATTGAATTTATTTATGGGGTATTTCAGCATCTTCAAGAGGCAGTAAGTTGTTTAAAACATTTTAAAAATACAATTAAAAAAGCCTTAGAAGCTGATAAACCAACCTTAGAAATTGTAAATAAATGTGGCGAAATTCTAGAATTACCTATTGTAAAAATAGACAAGTTTAAAGATTTATCTGAACAAAATAATTTATATACTAATTGTTATCTTAACAATAATATCAGTGAGCCAGGGGTGGCAGTATATTGGGGTCCACATATAAATATATTTGCTAGATCTCAAATTACAATTGGTATAACATTAGAAACTACTAATAAATTATTTGCATTTATACTTTCAAGAGAGTTGGATTTTATAAATGGTAATCGCAGAAACAATTTTAGAATTCTACGTGTTCAAATGGCAAGTTATATTCTTTTTCATAAACTATTTTCAGACCCACCAGATGATCTCAAAGTAAATATTATATGTTTTGAGATAATATATATAATAGTAAATAAAATTCACGCTAGGGTGATGAAAAATACCGAATATTTAAAACAATTTATCTCTATTAAACCTAGAACAAATATAAGTTGTTTGGTATCTCAATTAGATAAAAACCAACAAATTATTTTTAATGAATGGTGGGATGAGAATGCTCCGTTTTTAAATAACTATATTACAAAAACAAAAGGTATAATATTTAATGAAGACCAACCAGAGAATAATATTAGTAAAAAAATAATTTATTCTTATGATTCTCTTATATATTATGCCCCAATGAATGAAGAATGGTTACAGGAATATAAATACAATGATATTTTCTCAATTGAAGAGGTATATGTTATAGAGGGTGACTCTCTCCCTAAATTACATGTAAAATGGGATGAAGAAAACAAAGTTCCTGTTTTTGGTTCTTCAAATATTCCCAGTGGATTTTCTAGTCTTGATGTATTAGAATGGTATCATCCCCTACACCAAGAAGGTGAAACATATAATATCTTAGAAATACGAGAATTAGAAATGTTTGATGGTAACAATGTTATCCCGTTGGATCACATAGATACAGAGTTCAAGGAATTCATTTATCAGATTGAAATAATAGCACGTTCCCACCTGATTAACTTGTTCGGAAATATGGACTACTATGAAGATAATTTTGATAATTATTTAAAATCATTAAATGAAGACCAAAACGAAGAAATTAGTAATATAATAGACTATATTAAAAATATAGATGCTTATTTTTTATAATATGTTAAAAAAAAAATAATTAAAATAATTTAGTAGACTCATATTTTACGCATCTTTTTTTCTTACTTCTACTATTTTTTCTTGACCTACTGCTGACAAAACACAACAAAATATATCAATATTTGCTCCATTATTCACCATTTCACAATATTCTTGTATCATACTAGTTGTTTTAAGATCATCATCTGTTTTATACATTATACTAGGAACCTGTAAATCTTCTCTCATTTCTCCGTCGTCATCCATTAATAAAACATATGTTTCGTCTTGTAATCCTTGTATCATCCAATCTTTTTTAACAACAATTGGAACATCAATAGAATGAGTAGAAGGACATAATTCTTCACAACTTGCACCTGTAAAAATATCTGATGCTGAAAATTTACATTTAGCATGTCCATGTTTTCCAGTTTTTGAAACCGACACATCTTTAACTTTACACGGTTTACCTTTAATCATTATATAACCACCTTTTCTTATTTGCCCTGCTTCGGTGGATACAGTTTTTGAAGCACCTGAATCAGCTACATCAATATCATAATTTTCGTCACTCATTTTATATTTAATAGTTATTATATCTTTAAATTATTTTTAATCTTTAAATTATTTTTAATTTTTACATATTATAACAACTATTATATATAAAAATGATCCGGAGCAGTATCCGCATTTTTATTAAGAAGTTCTACAAATTCGTCCGTATGTTCCATAATATTTTCACATTTTCTATATTTAAATAAGAATTTATGAAGATCACTAGTAGTAAATTTCATTTTTTTTGTAAATTTTAAAAATTCATCTAATAAATGTTCCTTAAAGAAATAAGAATACATTGCTTTTGTTTGTTTTTTTGAAGCATATGTAAATTCTAATTCATAATCAATACGACCAGAACGTTTTAAAGCACTATCAAGTCTGTCTTTATAATTCGTTGTTAAAAATGTAAGCAATTTATGTTTTTTAGTCATTCCATCTAATACATTTAATACTGTTGAAAAAGATACTCCACATTTTGTATCACGTTCTACAAATAATGCATCAATATCTTCCAATACTAAGATAGAATTATCAGGTAAATTAGTTACAGCACGAGTAAAAGTATTATCATCTAAATCACGTGTAATATTAAGAAAAGCAATATCAAAATTAAAATGAGAAGCAATTGTATAAATTAGACTGGTTTTTCCTGTTCCTGGAATACCATGAAATAAGAAATTCATTTTAAACGGAACACCATGTTGAATATAATCTTCTTCATCATCAAAAAATGTTTGAATTTGTTTGAAAAGATCCTCTAAATCTACATCCATAAATAATGTTTCATCAGAACGTTTAGATAATCTATTAAGAATTCCCCACATTCCTCCTGATTTTAAAATACGACAAATTAATTTATCATTACGTTCAGGATTAGAATTAGAACTACGTGCTGCCTCAATAAATGTAAGTAATATTTCTTTTGTAGCACTACCTAATTCTAATGTTTCAAAAAATTTAATATCATCAGCAGTAGCAACTAAATCTGATTCTTTTTTATATACTAATTTAATTATGTTAGATTCATATTCAATAGTATGAGTACCATAATTTAATTTTAAATTTAAATCGTATTTATTATTTTCTCTATCATGAGTAAATCCATCTGATAATAGATGTTTTTCTTCGGAAAAAGTTAAAGCAAATTTTAAAATATAAGCAATAGTTTTAGAATTAATATCAGAATTAAATTTTATTGTATGAAGAGTAGATAATGACATTTATATATAAATATATTTGTTAATGATTATTTAAATAGTTTATATGAAATCTTTTATAAAATAAAATTCTTTATGTCTCATATAGTATTTCCGCTAAATATTCAGTTGAACTAATTTTACGTTTATTTTTTATGCGAATATTGGTATCACTCGATGAATAACTAATTTTATTTGAAAAAATTTTAAAAACTTTACTTCCATTACTACCATAATCAATATATGTAGATAAACCATTTCCTGAGTTATAATTAGATGTATGAATATTTTCAGAAGATGAATTTCCTAAATCAGTAATTTTCATATATAAATTATTTAATGTAGTTATATTTGTTAATTTTGCTGAATAATTTATACCATTATCAATAGGTTCTTCTAAAATAAATTTATTACTTCCAATATTCAATTGATTATTTGTATCTAATAAATATCTATCGTTACGTGGATAATTAATTTGTGTTAATGTATATCTATTACCACTGGTTGGAGCAGTTGTACCAATATTAAGATTATAATGAAAATTAAATGGAATAACATTATTTATTTGAGATGAATTTATTTTAGGAGTAGTTTGGATCTCAAATTTATATTTTTTGGTAGTATCATTAAATGTATCAAATGATAAAGTATCCCAATTTGTACCATTATGAAGTTGATATGTATTATTAGTTTGTTTGTTAAATTGTAATGTTCCCATCATATCCGAATATATATAATTATTTAAAAGTGTATGTGAATATGGTAATTTTAAATAAGTAGTATCTATTTTTTTTGTATTTAAATATGTATTTTCAACCCGAGGTGATATTAATTTATTTATATTAATTGAAGACACATAAACAACATTATTAGAATATCTAAAATTAGTAGAGTTAGAAGGAGAAATAATAGAAAATTTAGTATCTATATTTGTTTTACTATGAAAGCTTTCAGTACTTTTATTAAAATAAATAGAACCAATATTACTATTTTCATTTGTAGAATCAAAATATAATGCAGAAGTATCTATAGTTTTAGTTTTTATAGTATGTGTATTAGTATAATAACCTAAATGTGTTAATCCAGTAGATTTAATATAATCAAATGTAATTTTATTATATACTGGTTTAAATATAAAATTTGTATAATTTAATCTATCTGTATTTAAATAACCGTCTATATTAACATTACCTATTATATGAAGTCTGTCACTATTTATATTAGAAGGGACGGTCGAGTTATCAGAAATAATAGTTTTAGAATAAACATTAATTTTTTCTTGATTTATATTTAATAAGGTTTGAGAATTAGCAGGTGGTTGAAAATAATTATTAGAAGAAATTTGAGAATTAGAATAAAAATCATAACCAATATTAATATTATTATCTATTTTTATAAAACTTTTATTTGTAGTGTGATATATTTGTGAAGTATTCATATTTTTAGTAACTGTTAAATCGGGTGTATATAAATCCCCTTTATTCGTAATATAAGAATAGTCGCCAATACTACATAAATTATTATTATTATATTTACCAAAAGATACATCAGAAGAATTTATAATTAAATTTGAGGCAGATTGAATAGAATTAATATTTAAATTTTCTGAAACTGTAAGTGTATGTGTATTTTTAAAAGTATTTGTATTAATATTTCCACTAACAATTAAATTATTTTTAATTTCTGTATCTCCATTTACATATAATTGTTTATTAAAATTATCTGCGGAATTTATACTAATATGTTTATTAATATAAGTATTTGTTGAATTATTAAACCAAAAACTGCCCGCTTCATAATCATAATTTCCTACAAATTGAACAGTTTTATTTGTTGTACCTGTTATTAAAGCGATTTGTAATGTAGTTTTTATATTCGGTTCTAAAATAATAGGAGTATTTAATTTATAATAATTATTTGTATAGGTTATTGAAATAGAATTTACAGTAATATTTGATTGATTAGAAATAATAGAATTATCAACGGTATTATAAATATATAAATGAGTAATATGTACTTTGCTGTGTGATATTAAATCAATAGTGTATGAGGTTGCTTGGGCAATAGAATAATGCGAAGATTTAAAATCTAATTTAGTATTAGGTCTATTATCATCTGTATTTATATACAATTCATTATTATTATTTTTGTACCATTTATAGTTCAAATATTTTGAATTGGGACTGGCATAAGTTAATTTTCCAATATTGATTTGATTATCTTTTGTATTTTTATATAAAATATGAATAAAATTATTATCATATGTAGATGTAGGTTTATTAAATAATAAATTTCCGGAAATAATAATATTTCCTTGTATATCAATTGAATTTGTAATTTCTAATTTATTTTTAGGATTATGTGTTCCAATACCAACATGTGTATTGGTATTTACATTAAAAATATTTATACTCGGTATGAATTCATCATTAAATCGGAATTGTTGATAATCGGTAATTAAATTATTATTCATTATTAATATATAAGGTGAAAAAAAAACTTATAATTGTTCTAATACATAATATCAAAAAATTTTTGTGTATTATTAATTATTACTTCTTCACGCATAGAATTAGCATTAAAATATAAAGAAGATTCATTATTAAAATCTAAAGTATTATTTATATCTAATATTTCAGAATTAATAGAATCTGAATTAATATAAGAAATTATAGATGAATCACTTGTTCTCATTTTAAAAACAGTGTTTTTATCTACAAATTGAGTATTATTTTGTAATTCATAAACATATTTTATATCTTGTATCATATATTTTTTTGTTAATGTATTATAATATATTTGAGGTTTAGTAGTATTAAATGTGTTATTTGTTCGTGTAGGTAAATTTAATTTATTATCAACTATTAAATTTGTTGTATCTAAATTATCTGTATATGTGAACGTATCTGAATCTAATAAATTATTTACAACTATAGTATCTGTTTGTAATATATTTGTATTATAAGTAGGATATAAAAAAGTATCTATATTATTAACAATTAGATTACCTGATATAGTAACATTTCCATCTATAAATAATTTGTTATTATTATTAGTAGTATAATTTTTATCAGATTGAATTATATTTAGATTAGTAAGTATATTAATATTATCAGAATTATTATTTAATAATGATTTATTATTATATTGATAATTTATAGTAGATTTATTAAAATGAATAGAATAATTAGGATTTATAAAAGAAACATTAGAATTAAAATTAATATTATTAGTAATATTTAAATTATTCATTGTAAGAAATCCTGTATTTTTAAGTTTAAAATGACTACCAACACTGAATATTTCCTCTGCGGTTAGTGTTGTTGTTCCTATACCAACTGATTTTTTATCAGAATTTATTATTATAGAATTATGATTAGGTTCTATTCCGTTTATATTATTTGTTCCTTCTAAAATTATACGATTAGAAATTAATGTTGGTGTAGTTAATGTATTAGTCACGCTTATATTACCTGTAATATGAGTGTCACCAATTACATGTAAATTTTTTTCGGGAATAGATGTTCCTATTCCAATAGAATTCATAGAATATGTTGTAGAATTAACTTGATTCCATCTACTTCCAGAATAATAATCATAAACACCAAATAATTGTATTTTATAACCATTTAAATTTTTTATAGTAATTATATTAGAAGTATTACCTTGAAGTGTTATAAAATTAGTTAATTTAAAAAAAGGAGAATTTTGTGAGGGTAATAATCCAGATTCAATACCATTTATTTCTAAAATAATATTATTTTGATTCAAACTAGATATTTCAACATTATTTAATAGTGTATTATCAGATTTTAAAATATAAATATGTCGTAAAGTTAAAGCGGTTGTTGGCAAAATATTAATCTTAAATGAATTACTATTTGTAATATAATATGATGAAAAATAATCCAATCGAGTATTATCTGAATTATCACGTAAAGTTAATTTAATATTATTATTATTTGCTATTGACCATTCAATACCAGTATTTTCAAAAGTAGAAGAAACTAAATTAGGTAATATTAATGTATCATTCGAATCAAATTGTAAAGTAGATATATAATTAGTATTTACAGAATTTGTAATATTATAAAAAAAATTATCTTGAATATGTAAATTTGCAGCAGATATATTACCTTTTAATTGAAGAAAAGAATTAGGAACAGTAGTTCCTATACCAACATATCTTTTATTTGTAGTATTTGTATTAAAAACAAAATGTGTGGGTGTAAAATCATTATCATAATTAAAAGTGGAGTAATTAGAACTCATTTAATATATTAAAATATATTATTACAAATAAAAAAAAATTATTATAAATTTAAATAGTATATTATGAATTAAAATATTTAATTTTACAAGACATACCGTTATCTACTAGATAAACAACTGTATCATTAAATGTAGTTAATTCAATATTATTTCTAATAAAAAATTTATCTTGTGTAGGATCATAAAAAGCATTATTTAATTCACTTTCATATGCTTCTGTATTTATTAGAGCACTAGAAAAATCAGGAATATAATAACCACTAATAATATTATTATTATTAAATATTAATTCAGTATTATTATTTTTTGGATCTCCTAAATAAAATTTTTTAGTAGTTCTATCATAGTATGTATTTCCTAAATCATTTTTATTAAATGTATTACTAATTGTAACAAATTTTGTAGAATCATTATACTCATAATAAATACGATTATTTGCTGTTAATACTGGTGTTGTTTGATTATTTATTTGAATAGAAGATAAATTTAATTTAAAACCCTCAGTAAATACTAAAGGTTTAATAATATATTCATTTGTAGTATTAGTTTTATGAATAATTTTAAAAGCATTATATTTGTTTAAAAAATCACGAATAGGAGACGTGAAATTAAAATCACATTGATAAGTTAAAATATCATTTTGAGAGTTTGAACTTGTTATAATAACTTTATTAGCATTATTCATTTGTGCCATATCTATATTTTCAAATGTATAGTCAGTTGTAGTAATAGTTTTTGAAAAAATAGAAGTTGTATCATATTTAAAATGATATATATTAGTAGTATATGGATTAAAACTTAAATTCATAAAAGTAGGGATAAGAAGACTATTATAAGAATAATTAAATAAACGTGAATTGAATGATGGTGTTAATAATTTAGGATTATCAAAAGTTAAGTGATTTAATTCGGAATCAGAATTATTATATTTTATAGAAGTCCATTGAGTACCATTAAATATTTCACCATATAATGAATTAGTATTATATTGAAAAGAACCAACATTTATTTTATTTGTATTAGAAGTGGAATATATATGTTTTTTAGGTAAAATAAGCTTTTTAGATACATTATGTTTTTTAGTATCTATTTGGTTTGATTGTGTATATAATAATTCAGAAACACCTTTAAATTCATAATTAAATTGATTATTCATATCACTTTCAGAAGCCAAGTTAAAAATAGTAGTATTAGATTTACCATATATTTTATTATCTGTGGTATTATAAACTAATGTACCTTCACCCATATTAGATGTATCAGTAGTTTTAGGTAAAGTTAAAATTGTATTAGTAGTATTAGTAGTTTGTAAATCATTTGAATAAATAAGATTTTTAGATAAGGTATGACTGGTATTTTTTAAATTAGAACTATTTAATGTAGATATATGAAAGTTTTTGATATTATTAATATTTAGATTTCCATTAACATTCAAATTTTTAGAAATAGTAGTGTTTCCTTTTACATATAATACATTATTAATATCAGATTTATTTATATCCGATAGATTAAGGTTTTTTTGAAAATGAATTAAAGATTGAGAAGGAGTTGAATTATTTTGATAGGGTTTTGAGATATGTATATTTTTAGATATGATATTATGTTTATTATTAACATTATTAAAAATAATAAAATTGTTATGATTATGTGAAATAGAATTTATGGTAGAATTGAAATAAATGGTATTAGAATTAGTTTGGATATTGAAAAAAGTATTATTATTTGAATTAATAATAAAATCATTAGATACATCAAAAAATTCTTTTGTATATGTAGTTCCAATACCTATATTTTTTTGTTTTGAATTAATAATAAGTTTATTAGAGGTAATTGAATCTATAGTAGAAATTCCGTGATTTGTAATATTAGTAATATTGGATGTATTACTGGTAATATTTTTATCAATACTGATATTTTCAGAAATTTTAGCGTCATTTTGTATATGAAGTTGTTTAGAAATAATAGAAGTACCAATACCAATTTTATTAAAAATATAAACATTATTGGGGTTTAATGAAGTATTAGTATTCCACAGTAGACTATTATTAAATTCATATTGTCCTAATAAAATAATATAAAAAGGATATGTAGAGTTACCATTATGTATATTTATAGTATTATTAGAATTTTTTTGAAGTATTATTGGAGTATTTAATTTATAATAATAATCTGCTAGTTTTTGATTTCCAATAGTATTAACAGTTACTTGTGAATAATCTGTATTAGAAAATTGTTGAGTATTTTTATCATAAATAAATAGATGAGTAATTGAAATTTTATATTTCGAATAAAAATGTATTTTTTTGTCGTCATTAGTGTTAGTAATTTTATATTCTATTGATTGAAATTGAATAGGGGTATTATCTCTTTTATTATAAAATTGTAAAAAGAGATTGTTATTAGATTGTGTCCATTCATATTTATTAGCATTAAAACTATTTGGTTGATCTATTAATTTTAATGGTGTAATGACATTTGTATTCACATTATATTCTAAAAAATGTTTATTTTGGTTAGGATATTTATTTTTAAAAATCATATTTCCATATATATTTATATTACCACTAGTAGATAAATTACCTTTAATATCTAATGTATGTTGAGGATTAAATGTACCTATACCAATATTTTGATTATTAAAAATATTATAGTCATAATGAAAATCGGTGTTATAATTAAAATTAGAAGTTGGATAATTGGTATTCATTTATTTATATATTATATATAAAGTTTAAAAAAAGTAAAAAAAAATATATATTTAAGAAGTTTAACATTGACTATATATATTATAAATTTGTTCAGGTATACTAACCGGTGTTATTAAATTTACATTTACTTTTTGTAATTGTCTATTATGTATTTCATTTTTATTTTTTTCTACATTTTCTATTATTTTAGAATTGATAAGTTGGCATACATTTTCAAAAATATTATTAATATATAAATTTTTGGTAGCGGATGTTTCAATAAATTTTATATTATGTGTATTACATAATTTCCAAACAGTAGAATAATCAATATTAGAAGTTAAATCAAATTTATTTCCTACTAAAACAAATTTTATAGATTCACCAGCTTCATTTTTAACTGTTGGTATCCAATAATTTTCTATTGATTCCAATGATTTTGGATTAGTTAAATCAAAAACTAATATACAAATTTCAGCACCTCTATAATATAATTTAGTTAATGCTCGGAACCTTTCTTGACCAGCACAATCCCATATTTGTAGAGTAAGATTATGTTTTTCAATATATTTTTCTGTAAATTCTGTTCCTAATGTAGCTTTGGGTATTTTATTTTTTTTTGTATAAGTGTTTAATATAGATGTTTTACCTACGTTAGAATCACCTACAAAAATTATTTTATGTTTTTCTGAAAAATATGGATACATTATATTTATTATAATATAATTTTAATTAGAAAATACATCAATTAATTCTTCTATATTATCAACTGGAACATCGGGAAAAATTTCTTCAATTTGTGATATAATAATGTTATTAGAACTATAACTAATAATATTTTGTAATACATTTATATTACATGTTCTAATATATAAATTAATAAAATTTTTATTTTTTTCAAGCATTTCAATAATTTCTTTCTGATTATTACGAATAATATTATAAATAGGTCTTTTACGATATTTTTTTAGATATAATGTAATATATTCAATCATATCCGTTTTTAAAATAATAATAAAAGAAATTAAATCTGGATGTTTTTCTAATAATGTTAAATATTTATTAGTTATATCATCTAATTTTATTTTATTATCATTATTATTTTCACTATTATTATCACTATTATTATCACTATTATTATCACTATTATTTTCATTATTATTAGTATTATTATCAATATTGTTATCAATATTATTATTAGTATTAGCTTGAATACTACGTGTTAATATATTATTTGATAATGAATAACTAGGAATAGAATTTAATTTAATAAATGTTTTAGGGACAATAATAATATTATTTGTTTTATGTATAGTTTCATATATATTAAGAATTTTAAAATCCATCATAAAAGTCTTAATATTTAAATTTATGTCATTTTCATTTAAAAATTTTTCATAATCTTTTATAGAACCATTAATAATAAATTTAGTAGTAAAATAAATATTTTTATAATAATCATAAAATTTAATCTCTTGATTCATATAATTTTAATATATATTATATTATTTCTATTTTTTATAAATAATGTTAATTGAAATGTTTATAAAATTGATTTATATTTAATTAAATTTAATTCACTTAAAAAACTACTAATACTATTAATATAATGGCGTTCTGTAAAGCAATGAATAATTTTACTGTAAATGAAAAAGGAAATATAACAAATTCTTTAGAAGGTAGTGCAGGTAAATGTTTAGGAATGGTAAATTTATGGAATAATGCAATTGGAAAACGAGGTGGAGGTAAGGGTGGTAAAGGTGGTAAGGGTGGTAAGGGATTTGGTAAGGGATTTGGTAAAGGAGGAAATAATAGTTCTTGTGAAATAGATGAAAATAAGTTAAATGAAACAGTAGATTTTATATATCAAAATATTGATAATTTAGATAATTTTATGGAAAAAAAAGAATATTGGAGTTATTATGTTAAGTTATTATTTAAAATAAGAGATCATAAAGATGGAAATGGAGAACGTTTATATTTCTATAAATTATTTTTAAGATTATATGAAAAAATACCTTCCATTGTAACAAGTACATTAGGATTATTAACAGGTGGTTATGATAGTAATATGGAATTAGATAATGAAAAACCATTTGGTGGATTTATGGATTTAAATAAATTATATGATTTATGTGAGGAAAAACATAAAAATTTAAAAACAGCGATTGTAAATTATTATATAAAATGTATGATTAAAGATAGATATGCAGTAGCACCATCATTAGCTGTAAAATGGATACCTCGTGAAAATAAAAATCATGATACTCTTGCAAAAGAAATTGCGGCATCATTATTTGTAGATAATGAACCATTACATAAAAAAATGAAGAAATATCGTCAATTTATTAAAGATGTAATGGATAAAATAGTGATTATTGAAAAATTAATGACCGAAGGTCGTTGGGATGAAATTGAAGTTAAAAATATTGGAAGTAAAGCCTTATTAAAATATTTATATGCTTTTAAAAATGAGGATAAAAAAACAGGTGCTATTAGACATCCAGATGATGAAAAAAGAATGATTTTACGTGAAAAAATGTTGACAGAATTTAATAAATCTCCAGAAGAAAGTAAAATGAATGTATCTGTGCTTCAACCATATGAGATTACACGTAATATTATTAATGGTAAATTATTACCAGAACAAGAAGCAGATGTGATTTCTATGTGGTCTAAATTTGAATATGAATGGAATAAGGATTTAGAAGAGGCAAATATTAATGAAGATGCTATGGATATGGTAATTATGTCAGACGTATCTTATTCTATGAGTGGAATTGCAATGGAAGCATGTATAGCATTATCATTATTATTTGCAAATAGATTAAAAGAACCATGGAGAAATAAGGTATTAACATTTGATTCTAAACCCCAATGGTTTGATATTCCAGAACATATGAATATAGTACAAAAAATTAAATATTTATTAAAAGCACCGTGGGGTGGTACAACAAATATTGGATTAGCATTAGAACGTATGTTAGATATAGCAGTAAAAAATAAGATTAAACCAGAAGAAATGCCACGTAAATTATTAATTTTATCTGATATGCAATTTGATCAGGCTTGTCATCATGGTGATAAATTTTTGACAGGATATGAATCTATAGAAACTAAATATAAATTATATCAATTACCTATGCCTCATATTATATTTTGGAATTTAAGAGGAGATACGAGTGGATATGTAAATAAATCAAATCAGACAGGAACAACAATGATGTCAGGTTTTGGAGCGTCATCATTCAAGGCATTTATGGGTGGTAAATTTAATATAGAAAATACACCTTGGGATACATTAAAAGATATGTTAGATTGTGAAAGATTAAGAAAACTTGATAAAATTTTAAATATCTATTTATGTAATATAAATATTAAATAATTAGGTTTAATAATAATAATAATAATAATAATAATAATAATAATAATAATAATAATAATAATAATAATAATATACTTATATGAATATTATAGCAGTATTAGGATTATTTCCATTTTTAATATATTTTTTAATAAATATAAAATGGAGTTTTTATGGAATAATTCCATTAATAGTATATATAAATGGAGTATTATATCATGGATATTATTCAAAATCAAAAATTGTAAAATATTATGATACAGTAGTAAATGGTATATTTTGTATATATATAAATATAATAACAAAAAATCAACCTTATATATTTATAATATCATTTTTTACAACATTAGTATTTTTATTTAATACTACATATTTACGTTCAAATTATATACATGTATTATGTATTCAATGGGTATTATTACAATTATATATTGATTCATAAATTAACTATTATTTAAAATAACCATTTCACTTTTTTTTTGTAAATCTTTTTGAATTTCTTTATTATCCATATAACTGTCGTGAAATTGTTCCATTACTGTTCGTGTTTTTTCAGGAATATTATCTGTTTTTTCTACATCAGCGTAATGATCTACTAATATATAATATTTATCATCTACTAATGTTTCTAATGTTTCCTTTTTATCTTGAAGTTCCCATTTATCATTTTTCCTTACTTTTATATATGGTTCTTTTTTATTTGTAATTTTTATATTATGATTTTCGGGATGACTGGGATTAAAATGAATATTTTCTATTAATTTAGGTATTGCTGTGAAAGCTCCTTGTAATAAATTATTAAGATAATCCTTATTTAAATAATCAATATTTTCATTTCCATAATTATTAATATTTATATTTATAATTTTATTTTGATTATTTGTTGTATTATTTGTTGTATTATTTGTTATATTATTTATAGTTGAACCATTTTTACTTAATTCTATTAGTAAATCCTCTACTTTATCTTGTAATTCTTCTTGTTTTTTTTCTAAAAATCTTATTTTTTTATCTTTTTCATTTTCATTTACTTCTTTTTTTTGTTTTATTTTACAACATTTTAGATGTTTTGTCAATCCTGTTTTTCTAGTGAATGTTTTTTCACAAAAATCGCATTTTATGGTCTTTTTTTGGGTGCAATTTGGGTGCTGTTTGGGTGCTAAAAAAGTGCTATTTGGGTGCTGTTTTTCATTTTCAAAAAGTGCTGTTTGGGTGCTAAAAGGTGCTGTTTGGGTGTCAAAAGGTGCTGTTTTGTTGTAATTTTCAAAACCGTAATGTTTTTTTATATTTTCTATACTAATATCTTCTAGTAATGGTCGACATATATTTTTACGATTTAAATGATTAATTAAGTGATTTTTTTGTTTAGCTGTATAACCACAACGATAACACTTATATTCTACCATATTATACTATATAATATATATTTATTTTTAAATACATACATTTAACTAAAAATTAACTAATTTTAACTAATTTTAACTAATTTTAACTAATTTTTTAACTAATATTTAACTAATTTTTAACTAATTTTTAACTAATTTTTAACTAATTTTAACTAATTTTGGGTGCTAAAAAAAAAGGGGGGGGGGGGAAAGTTTTTAAA